TGTCCTGAAACTCATTTGCTATAATTTGATGGTGCCCCCATTTTTCAGGGTCCTCTGTTTGTCTGCAAATAAAGTCAGGCCACATAGCTTTCACAAATAATAGAAAGTTATCTTGACATAATTTTATATACTCGATCTGCTTCTTGAGTATTAAGGTTCTTAATTCATCATCATTTAGTTGATCTAGATTCATCTTCTAAGTTTTTTGATTTTTTGGGTCCCCTGTTCAACATATTCAAATATAGTATCTATCAGAAACATAACAAAATACCAAACAGAAACAAACACCATCAAAATACCCATCATAATACTAAATACGATATTACTTACTGATTTCATATTGTTTCAGCATACACTATTTCTATTCGAGTTGCTATAAACTGCCTGTCGGCAGAAGTACCTTCTGCCTGAACGTGGTCAAAATTTAAAAATTGCAGGATCTAGGTTGTTGGTTTTGCTGAGCCTTCTATATAGATACACCGATAGCCCTTACGGGCTACCGATCAGACGTTATTGGTTGTGTCTTAACTGTTAAGCTTATGTATTAGATAACTAAACTTCTGTACTATCTTTTGTTTAAAGTCATCTATTAAAGGGTTGCCAGTATTTTCTAATATTAACTTCTCTACTTCGCCCTCTAACATTTTATACATTACTTCATAATTCAACTTACTAATTGCAGTTGGGTCAAGTTTAGCATTTTCAGTAAGCTGAGTATTAGCCGATTGCTCGGCTAATACTTTAGATATGTTCATTGGAATATTAGGCATTATTATCGCCTATTGCTTTGAACTCATTATATTCAATCTCAGTACAGAACTGATTGAACAAATCATTGTGCTTGATTTTGAAGTTAGCAGTTTCAAACTTTTTTCTTTTACGTTTGATTTTCTGCACTCCATAACTACAGCCGTTCTCGTCTTGAACAATAACTAAGTTTTGATTTGTTCTTTCAAACACATCAACCACGTTCTGTTTCATTGTATCTAACTCTTTAGATAAACGATTTAATTGCAGTTTATTTATAGCATAGGACATTATGATTTTTTTCTCATCTGCCTTTAGCTTTTTAACAGCATTACTCATTGTTTTCCTTTGTTAGTGTTAGTAATAACTTGTCTTATCATATCCCATATAAACTTCAACACTAAAAACCCATTATGAACACACAGTTGATAAGTGTCCATTATGGGTTTTTCACAGACAAAACTAGAACAAATTGAAAACAGAACCTAAACTAATAATATCAAACAATAATAATATGTAGATAAATATTAAAGGTGAACACCAAACTAAAGCTCCCATCTTTTCCCCCTATTCTTTTTAATAAACGTCATTATTCACACTCGCATTTCTCATTATCGAGAAACCAATCGTTGCAACCCTCACAGTAAGACCAATCAGATTTTTCTACCACGAGCATTGATAAACGACCTCTTCGCCTTTTTCCATTTGTGCCAAAGCCCAATCGCAGAACTGACTATCTTGTTTGGAATATTCTCTGACGGCTTCCTCTTGGAATTGATGTCCCCAAAAAAAACCACCGCTACAAAACGAGCCTGCAAAATCGTTGTCTACTTCCTTACGCAACTCCATTACTATTTCTTTTGTCAGCACAAGTTCATCATCTCCATTCATTGGTTCTGCATGTGGATTAAGGTCTGCAAACTTATCAGACATAAATGTCTGAAGTCGAGAGTGCTTTCTCCAAACGAAACCGTGAATAGTCGGCTCGTACTTATCTGAATAGACTTTTTCAAAATCTATCTTCTTGTTTCTTAATTGACCGTATTGATCTAGTCCCATAGTTCTCCTTTGTTATCTTTTAAGTGGTTGAGTGCGATATCTTCAATTTCTGATGTACATATCTCAACCACACCATTGTCTTATCATATCCCACCGCAAAGTCAAATCTTATTTTACGAAAGTAGTGTACGCTGGTGAAGCTCCTGTGTACTTTAGAATAGTTCTAAACAAACTCTTTTCCTAACGAGAACGAGCGAGAGCTTCACAGAACTCCTGTGGCTGCCAGCACCAGGATCCCCAGCAGGGGCAGCATGAGATTAGGCCACATCACCACGAGGAGCACGAGGAACGCAATCACGCGATCCTCCATCCGTCAGTAACGAACACGTCACCACGGATATCCTGAATGGCATCCAGCTGCACGCCCAGTCCTTGAGCTATAAGCCTTCGCGCTTTTTCGTTAGTCTTGAACGAGCTGTTAAATAAACCCTCTTCGTTTACGATCATCTCCTTCAGCGCTGCAGATCCAGGCAGGTCATGCGATGCTGCAGGCATAGCTGCGTTAACTATTTCGATAGGTCCCTTAACGAGCCCCTGCATTGCAGAGAGATCTTTGATCTTTCCTTCTACCACGGTCACTGAACCGTCATCTTTGATTATATGTGTTTTCATAGTTATCCTTTCGTTGTTAATCCAGACATGTACATAAGACCAGATGGGAGATAAGTCAAGAAGAAAGTTCAGGAACTTTTTCACCAGATGCACGCTGCCATCTCGTGATGCTTTATGTATTACTCCAATACCACTATCCTTTCCTGAAACGAGAACGAGCCACCAGCTTCAGTCACCAGATGGGAAGACTGAGCTGCTGGTGGCAGTTCTTAGTACCAATAGGTAAACGAGAACGAGCTTCGGTGAACGAGAACACGGAGTGTGCTGCATCAGCTCCTGATGGGGGCTCAACGGAAAACAATGATATAAAAGTTGGCCCCCGAGAACGAGAATAAACTAGAATTAGTCTCTTGCCAAGTCCAGCTCGGTGACGCTGCCCCCAGATGCAACATTAACAACGAACCGTTGTTCTTGCTTCATTGAACGAGAACGAGCTTTCGCTGCAGGGAGATCCAGCAGCTCCCAGATGGCATCCTGAAGGAGGGGCCACTGTACGGGAAACGAGAATGAGAAGCGAGGTTTCAGTGTACGAGGATCTGTAAACGCGGACAACGGTCTGTACAGTTTCAAACTTCTCTCCGAGAGGGTCTCATTGCAGATCAATACAGTTCCACCAGCTTTCAGTCGTTTATTAATCCATGATATTTGCCATTTAGATAGCTTCGGATATCCAACGTAATCCGATTTAAGTTCCATCCAAAATTCTTTGCTTGCCATACACCCATTTAAGTCAGGAATACCATTGATTGTTTTAGATTCTATGCGGGTAAAATGTATTTTGGGACAACATTTTTTTATTTTCTGCCATAGTACAGATTCACGTTTTTTCATAAATTATTCAGATCGGTTTAATACCTTTTCTATCTTTGTAACACTTGATCTAAGTAATACATTCCTGTCGGAGAAAACTGCTGATTCTTCATCATAAGAGGCAAATGTCCACACATGTTTACTATCTTTATCGAATATAAATGCATGAGTAATCATCTTTGCAGGTTTAAGTTTCTTCACTTCTGAAGCTTCTGCGTGCCCAGCATCACCGCAGGGATCCAACCAATAAATTCTGTAGTAATAGTATTTCTTATCACCAACGAGAGCAGTTTTGTATTTACTTTTTTTCCGTCTTAACATTTACCCTACCTAAATTCATTGTTAGATCAGAATTATGTACTTCGTTGAACACCGTAATGAAAGATGTCCAATTGTTACCCTTCAGGTAATTCTTTTGTCTCTGGCTTAACTTCGATCGTTTTGGCGTTAAATCCATCGATCTTGTTCGAAAGCTCACTAAGTTTTTTCTCAAGCTCTGCACGTGACATACCCTCCAATCCTGATACTTTTACTTCTCTTTTGTCTACATAAAGACCAGCAAGTTGTCCTGATCTAAATTCTGCATTGATTGCTGATGCATATTGTTTTTCTGTGTATGCAGCGTCAGCATATTTTTCTAACCTTTTGTATCTACGCAGTTTATCTTTTTCATATTTAGCTTGTGCTTTTGCAAGTTGCTGATCTAAATATTTTACTACGTGTGGATTGTGTCTTCTTTGTGTAAGCCTACTACCAATATCTGAAAAATTTTTATCGTTCTTAGCTTCATAACCAGCTCTTTTACAAGCTTCAGCTTTTGTAATCTCACCCCAATTAGCTACAAGTATATCAATAAACTTTCTTTGTTTTGGAGTCAGATCATCTACAGTTCTTAAAGCTTTAGATTTAAGAGCCATTAGTTATCCCGTGCTTTGGTAAATCTTTTTTTCAAATAAGCACCCGCTGTATCTTCTATTTTACTTTGATACTTCTTAATGTTTCTAGCACCTCTTTTTAATGATGCTTGAATATTTCTAGGTAACTTTTTAGTGCCCTCTCCAACATGACTTAAGGCCTTACCAATCATTTGTGCTTTTTGGTTTTTAACATCTAACTTCTTTAAACCTTTTAAAAAAGTTTTATTACTTGGATCATTTGCTGGGCCTGAGCTGTACATTTTATTGATTTTTCCCATCATGTCGCCCTTAAGTTTTTTATAAACATCTGATTTCATAAAAGCTTTTACAGCTTTACCACCAGTTCCTTTAATTAAACCGCCAAGTAAATATTTGCTTGATTTCATTTTTTTCTCCTTAATCCTCGTTTGTATGCTTTTCTTATACTTAGCTTATCTAAGCCAATCAAGTCTTTAACAGCATCTTGAAATCTTGAAGTAGTTGTAGATCCATAACCACCACCTATATCAAGCATTGTTTTTGCGCTTAATTTATTGTTACTTATAGAATAAGTTCTACCACTTAATGTGCTCTTCTGTAGTGATTGTTTCTTAATAGGTACAGGGCCTTTACCACCACCAGCATGAATATTGTATTTACTTACAGATTTTACCATAGCTTTTTCTCTAGCACGGTTCTTTTTACTGATAGCTTTACCAATTTTAGACAAAGTTTTTCTACCCATCTTTGTCTTCGATAACAATTTAATACCTTTAATAACTACTGTCATAATAATTTCGGGGCAGGTGTTATCAGGATCATCTTCAACAATGTCCCAAGTTTTGCCACCCACCGCAATTTTTATTATATAGATTATTTTAACCTCCGACTAGGTTACCCAAATCAACATTTTTACACTACGCAAGAAAATATTGATATTGTGGTGTATCCAGATACACCACGGATACACCTACAGATACACCATAAAATCGATTATAAGTGTTGATATACAACAATAATAATCATCAGATACACCAGATACACCACTTTTGACCTCTGATTAAAAAAAGTGCTTAGGGGTCTAGAAAATCTATATAGTAGATTCTTTGACCTAGACGGACGAATACTGTACAATCATGGAGTTATATAACATATTTTCTTGTTATCTTTAGGGCGTGGAGGGAGACTGAAGCGCCCTTTTTTTGTTCCGTTGTCCGTTATTCTGTGGTATATATCGAATCAAGGAGGACACATGACATAAATTAGGTCGAAAGGGTTACATGCTCTCTCGACATCTTTTCCCCAAAAGAAGGTTTACATGTAGCCCTTACCTAAACCACACTATGCTTGATAACGATTATTTTTTAAGTTTTATTACGATCTGTTCGATTCTTTACCTTATATGGGTCATAAATACTGCGTGACCACGCTTTAATTCTATCATACCATTCTTTCTTATATTTCGGATCTCTAGTTCTTTCCCAATTTTTAGCTGCAATATTAATTTTATTTAGAGGATTCATAGAAGTTCTGTAAATGATAATCATAAAAACTCTCCTTATTTTTAACAGCATTATCCCACTCAAATTTCTGTTTTTCTATATTAATAAGCAAATGTCTATACTGAGTAATAAAATCAATTTCACTTAAACCTTGATAATATTTCATTGTATCAACTTCGGTCCCATACCATTCAAAGCCAAAAGATACAGGCACAAATCCATCTCTTACATCAGCAATGGTAAAATTATCACGGTGAGCGGCTACCGATAAAAACCCATCTTTTAAAACAGGACTTAAAGAAGTCATAGCTTTCTCATAACATCTACTTGTAACATCTCTCCAATACTTCGTATCATTACGATTAGATAATGCATAATGCATAGCCACAAACTCTGCAAAATCTCGAAACATTTTTTTACATTGATAATTAAAATTATCTCTATCCCACTGAGTTACAATAGATCTCTGTGTATTTCTTATAAATCTAGATAAAAATTCATGTACAGTAAATAAACCATTGCTTTCTAATGGTTCAATGAATCCAGCAGCTAAACCAATAGCTACTACATTCTTAACCCATACCCTACGACTTATTCCTACTCGCATCTTAATTTTTTTAAATTCTAAATCATCACGACCTAAATACTCTTTAAATTCATTTAATGCATCTGCGTCAGAAACATATTTATCAGAGTAAACATAGCCAGATCCACGTCTCGACCACAAAGGTATACTCCAAACCCAGCCATTTTGAATAGCGGTACAGTTCGTATAAGCATTAAGTTCTTTCTTTTTATCATCGTAAGGTATTCGAGTCGCCCAGGCTGAGTTGTTAGGTAAAATATCACTATAAGATTCAAACGGTTCTTCTAAAGTCTTATCTAACAATAAAGACTTAAAACCAGTGCAATCAAAGAATAGATCTGCACGATGTTGGTTGTTTAAAGATAGTACCCCTGTTTCGTTTTTCTGTATAGATTTAACATCTTCAATAATATGTTTTACACCTCTAGGTAAGCAATACTTATCTCTTAAAAACAAACCAAACTTTGTTGCATCAAAATGATAAGCCGTATCATTGAAAAAATTAAAAGGGTATTTAGGATCATTAAATAACTTATTGTTATTTACTAAAGCCATTTGAGGCCAAAAACACGATGCAAAATCACTTCTTGGTGTATC